CTCGCGGTAGGCGACGAGATATTCGCCCTGCCGGACAACCGCCTCGAGGCGGGGCTCATGCCGACAATGGCGACTGTCGATGACGCGATGACGTGGTGGATCAGCACCCCGGGCAAGTCGAAGGTCAAGAGCCCCTTCATGTGGCAGAAGGTCGAGAAGGGTCGCTCGCGGGTCGAGCTGGCGCGCCTCGACCCGAGCGTGCTGCAGAAGTCGCGCTCGCTCTACGTAGAGTTCAGCATCCCGACCGAGGCGGATATGTACGACCCGCTGACGTGGTGGGACCACATGCCCGCGGTCGGCTACACGCAGACCCTAGAGACGATCCAAGGCTTCGCCGACTCGATGGACGAGCGCGAGTTCCGCCGCGCGTTCGGCTGCCAGTGGGGCGACGAGCTCGGCGGCGACTGGAAGATTCCGAAGGACAAGTGGGACGCGCGCCTCGACGCCACGTCACAGATCGGCGAGACCCTCGTCTGGGTGCTCGACGTGACCCCCGACCGCGCGTGGGCGTCGATCAGCGTCGCGTCGCTGCGAGACGACGGAAAGGTTCACCTAGAGGTCGTCAACGAGGGGCCGGGCACGGACTGGCTCATCGAAGGCGACGACCGAGCGGACGACGACGAGCTGCGCCTCCACGGGATCGCGTACCTCCAACGCCAGTACGGCGGGACCGTCTGGTACGACCACCTGACAGTCGGATCGTTTGCTCCCGACCTCCGCGACGCGGGAGTCGAAGCGAACCCGATCGAGGCACGCGACGTGATGGTGGCAGCGCCGATGCTCCTGGACTGGGTGCTCAACGGCCGCGTGGCCCACATCGGCCAGACCGAGCTGAGCGATGCGCTCTCGTCGGCAGCTACGGCGACATTCGGCGACGGGTGGCGATGGGCGCGCGGTCGGTCCATGCGTCCGATCACGGCGCTCGTGTCGGTGTCACTCGCACTGCGGATGCTCGCCAAGACGCTGCCTGACCTCAACTACGACCCGCTCGCCGCACTGCGCGAGGGAAGGGAGACGCCATGACGGACACCGCACGGCCTCGCCGGCCGAAGCTCTCGAAGGAAGGCGTCACCACCCTGCTCGATGTCTCGGGCGTCCTGCTCGTATGTGGCGGCGTGGCGGCGATCTACTGGCCCGCAGCGCTGATCCTCGCCGGGCTCGCCGCCCTGGCCGCGAGCTGGAGGGCGAGCCGATGAGCCTGTTCTTCAAGCGCGACCTCGACTGGGACGACGTGTACGCCGGGTGGACGACGGGCAGCTCGTTCTCGAGCGCGCGCAACGTCAAGGCACTGCGTCTCGTCGCGGTCTACGCGGCGGTCAGCCTGATCGCCGACCTGTTCTCGACGCTCCCGCAGTCTTGCTACCGCGAGGACGCCGGACGCCACACGAAGCTCCCGCTGCCCGAGTGGCTGGCGAAGCCGGACCCGCGAATCAGCTTGTTCTCGTGGCGGTATCAGTTCGTCACTTCTCTCAAGCTCCGCGGGAACGCCTACGGCCTCGTCATGGACGGCTCGGGCGGGAGGCCGGTCGGCGTGCGCTGGCTGCATCCCGACAGCGTGCGCGTGGACGAGCTCGATCCGACCGGGCCGCGCTACTACGTCGCGGGCCGGGCCGAGCCGCTGACGCTCTACTCGCAGGGCGGGCAGATCATCCACGTGCCCGAGTTCGTGCAGCCGGGCAGCGTCGTGGGTCTCTCGCCGATCGAGCAGTTCCGCAAGGTGTTCGAGACGGCCGAGTACGCCGTCGACTACGGCCACGACTGGTTCGAGACCTCGGCGATTCCGAAGGCGCTGCTCATGGCGAAGCGCTCCCTCAAGACGGGTCAGGCTGCGGAGGCGAAGACCCTGTTTCGCCAGGCGGTCGCTGACGGTGGTCCGGTGACGCTCGACATGGACTGGGACTACAAGCAGCTCACGATCGCGCCGAACGAGTCTCAGTTCCTCGAGACGATCAAGGCGTCCTCGACACTCATCGCGAACATCTTCCGGGTCTCGCCAGAGGACATCGGAGGAGAGACGGGTAGCTCGAAGACCTACGGCAACCGGCAGGACGACTTCGAGCGGTTCAACGTCCGCACGATGCTGCCGACCGTCGTCCGCTACGAGCTGGCATTGAAGCCCTTGCTCCCGGAGCAGGAGTTCATCAAGGCGAACCTCGACGCGCTCGTGCGGCCGAACTTGCTTGAGCGGTCTCGCGCGAATACGGAGAACCTCAGGAACGGCACGCTCACGCTCGCCGAGGCGCGCGGCAACGAGGACCGCCCGATGCTCACGCCCGAAGAGGTCGAGTTCTGGAAGGACCACTACCTCACGACTAACAGCGTCGCAGAGTCGAACGCGACCTCGCTCGCTCTCACCGTCAGCGAGCAGGTCGCAAACCTGCTGGCTGAGAACTTAACGAAGGAGGAATGATGCCCGAGTACGAACGGCGCGCCATTGAGCGGCCGGTGCAGCTCCGAGCTGCTCCCGAGGGCTCATCCAGCCCCGGAATCCTGGACGGCTACGCGCTGACCTTCAACTCGCTCTCACGCGACCTCGGCGGATGGTTCGAGGTCATCGACCCCGCAGCGCCCGGCGAAGTCCGCGAGGACGGCCTGCTCGACATCGAGCAGCACGTGCGCGTGATCTGCCGGACGAACCACGACAGCAACCTGCTGCTCGGCACGACGGACGCGGGCTCGCTCCGCCTCTACGTCGATGAGGTCGGCGTGCGCTACGAGGTCGACCTGCCGAACACGAGCTACGGGCGCGACGCCGCGGTGCTCGCCGAGCGTGGCGACCTCCGGTTCAGCTCGTTCGCCTTCTGGGTGCTCCCGGACGGTGCCGACTGGGAGTACGACGCCGAGGACCGCCTCGTCCGCCGCGTGAAGGCGCTGCGGCTCGTTGACGTGGCCCCGGTGTCCGATCCCGCCTACTGGGGCTCCAGCGTGGGCCTCCGAGACTTCGACCTCGACGCGATCCGCAAGGAGCTGAGGTCGGAACAGCCCACCGAGCCGGAGGCCGCACCAGATGTGCGGGCAGCGGCCCTCGGCCGGGCACGCAGCATCCAGATCACAATCGAAGGGAGTCGCTAATGGCGATCATCATGGAGAACCTCAAGCGCCTGCTCGATGAGCGGGCCAACGCCTGGGAGACCGAGGGCAAGCCGCTGGTGGACATCGCCAGCGAGCGTGCGTTCACCGCAGAGGAGCAGGAGAAGTTCGAGCGCGCGAGCGAGGCGTTCGACGGCTACACGCAGCGCATCAAGGCGCTCGAGCTGAACGCGGAGCAGGAGCGCGCCGTCAAGGACTTCGGCGACATGCTCAAGGACGACTCGCAGGTCCGCAAGGCTCTGTTCTCGGAGCTGCGCTCGGTACTCGTGGAGCGCGCGAGCGTCGCCGCGGACATGGAGTTCACGGGCCGCGACCTCAACGCCGCGCTACGGAACCTGTCGGTCGGCACCGACTCCGCGGGCGGCAACACGGCCGCGCCGGACTTCCTCGCCGAGCTGATCCGCCCGCTGCGGAACTTCTCGTCGGTCCTCGGTGCCGGTGCGCGGATCATCACGACCGCGAACGGCAACGACCTGACCATCCCGTCGCTCGCGACGCCGGGCGCTGCCGCGGTCGCCACCGAGGGCAACACCATCGGCGGGACTGACCCGACCTTCGCCCAGAAGGTGCTCAAGGCCTACAAGTTCGGCCAGTACCTCGGCCTCAGCCGCGAGCTGATGGACGACTCCGCGATCGACATCGAGGCGTTGGTCATCGCGCTCATCGGTGAGAACATCGGCGCGCTGCTCGGCCAGAAGCTCGCGATCGGCGCAGGCACGACGGAGACCGCGGGCCTGTTCACCGCGGCCACGGTCGGCAAGACCGGCGCTGTGGGCGCGTCGGGCGCGTTCACGTTCGATGACATCATCGACGTGGAGTACTCGATCCCCGCCCCCTACCGCGTGAACGCCTCGTGGGTCTTCGCGGACGGCGCGATCAAGAACGCCCGCAAGCTCAAGGACGGCAACGACCAGTACCTCTGGCAGCCGTCGACCCAGGCCGGCCAGCCGGACCGCCTGAACGGCAAGCCCCTGTTCTCGGACGCCTACGTGGCGGCTCCGGCGAACGGCGCTCGCTCGTTCGGCTTCGGCGACGTGTCCCGCTACTGGGTCCGCATCGTCAACTCGATGCGAATCGAGCGCAGCGAGCACGCGCTGTTCGGCTCGGATCAGGTCGCGTTCCGCGGCGTCCTCCGCGCAGACGGCATCCTGACCGACGCGAGCGCCTTCAAGGTGTTCGCGGGCGGAGCGGCCGAGTAGTGGCCCGCGGCGGAAACAAGCCCGCCGCGGCCAAGGTCGAGCCCGAGGCGGACAACCCGCCCGCGGACGCGACTGAGGCCTCGACCCCGGAGGCGAGCGCCCCCGAGGTCGACCAGGCCGCGCAGCCGGAGCCCGAGGCGGACAACCCGCCCGCGGACGCGACTGAGGCCTCGACCCCGGAGGCGAGCGCCCCCGAGGTCGACCAAGCCGCGCAGCCGGAGCCCGAGGCGGACAACCCGCCCGCGGACGCG